AAAAGGAGAAAAAAATGGCGTTTCCGCTAACACATATCATAGTTACAATCAACAACGGTCAGAGTGAGTCTGCCGTCATAGATTGTGGAAATGAAGTTTTTGTAGGCTATTATGGTCCAATAGGTTGGACCAGTGCAGCATTACGATTTGATGTATCTTATGATGGTGTAACATTTTACAAAACTGGACTTTTTTATTCGCCAACAATAGACGGATATACATATATCCTTCCAAAAGATAATGCATTTTATGGTATAAGATATATAAAAGTGCAATCTGAAGATGGTGGTGGGACACCTGTAAATCAGGGCGCAACTAGAACATTTCGTTTCGTTACTAGACCTTGGTAAAAAAATAAAGGAATTTAGGCCATGACAGGCGAAAGAATTATTGCCAATCGTAAGAATCAATCAGTAACAGTTCATATTACTGCTACTGGTAGCTTCGTAGTTGCAGGAAACAACACAGTTAGCAATGTTGCTACTGGTGATGAAATTATTTCTGGAGCAACTATTAGACGTATTTGGTGGGGTATGGATACTGGTACAATTAACGTTAAACGTGGTTCTAATAACGTTTTACAGTTAAATCAATCAGGTTATATGGATTTTGCTGGGCATGGTGGTCCTATTACCTTAGATGTTGCAGCTACGGTAGCATATACTATTCCAACCAACGGTTTTATTATGATTGAGCTTGGTAAGATTCACTCCTTTATGTCTTCACAAACGTAAAGATGAGATGCGATTCCTACGAAAGATACTTGGTCTACCAACTGGTTCACCAAAAGCAAAGAAGAAAGAAGATTATCATAAACGACTAGAGACGAAACACAGGCGTCTCTTTCGCTCATCTTCTGTAGATAGTTCACTTTATCATCTCAAAAAAGCTTATTCTCACAAGGATGCTGCACAACACGCTCTAGACAGATACAAAAAAGACTTTGAGCGTAATGAAGCTTTCTGGAGTAAACCAAAACCTAAAGAGGATTTTGTCCATGATGTATCAGTTGGTGACAAATATAATGAAGTGTGGAAAGTAAAAACTAGAGAACAAGCCGCAGAACATTTTGGTAGATGTGTGCGACATGCCATGATGCATTTAGGTTCTTCACATGAAGAAGCTATAAGAGATGAAAAACAAAACATTGGTTATTATGCTGGTTATGGTTCTGATAAACATAGAGCAAGAATAGAAAAACTTTATGATACGCGGCATCCTGTTTTTGGAGCGATAGCCGATACAGGTAAAATTGATCCGCAGTTAGCTCATGGGCGAGGCGTTTGGCTGGCTAAGAAATGGAAGAAGCTCAGAGGTGAATCTATCAATGAAAATCCGCATTCTGATGATGAGTTAAAAGATGCTGTCCAAAAACATGGTCATAAAGCAACTAAACATAGAAGAATTTTACAAGGTATATGGGATAGAAGTAAGGGAGGAAGTATTGCTAGAACTCCTGATGAAAAGGACATAAAGCCTTTAAAAACACATCAACATCATATGATACGTGCACAAAAAGCTTGGGGCATCGCACAAGGTATGATGGCACAAAGACGTGGGGATGGAACAATAAAGCGCGCACTTTGGGCTAAACATTGGCATCCCCCTGAGGGATATGAAACCAGAACTCATTCAGGACCATGGGCAAAGGACTATGATCATGGAGAATGGCAAGACAAAAATCCAGTAAAACACAAAAAGAAAATGGATTAAGACTAAATAAACTTACAGATAAATTACACCAACTAAAAAAGGAAAATTAATTCATGGCTCTTGTAATTACTGCCAACACTGGCGCAAATACTCTAATTATTTCTGCTTCTTTATGGGCAGCTATGGCTAACGTAGCAGGAATACAGTATGGCTCTGGCGGCAATACTAATATTGGACTTGTTGCCTCACAAATGATCGCATCTGGTCTAAGAGATTATAGTGACCGCCTGTTAAATCATGGTGAAAGAACAACAGCTGGTCTTACTGTATCTTATATTGAGAACAACGTTAAAGCTAACAGTGAATAATGAAATTAATAACTGAAGTTACTAACGATCTGGAGTATCTAACTGAAGAGAAGGATGGCCGCAAGCATCTTTATGTTTCCGGCCCCTATATCTCTGTGGATACTCCAAATCGCAATAACAGAGTTTATTCAAGAAGCCTAATGGAACCAATTGTTGAAGGGTTTCTGAAGGATAAGGTTAACAATGGAAGTGCTTTTGGTGAATTTGGGCATCCTGCCAATGGTCCAAAAATCAATGAAGAGAAGATTTCACATCGTATTACCTCTCTAAAATGGGAAGGTAATCATGTTATCGGTAAAGCATTGATTCTAGATGAAGGCGCTTCTGGTAAACTCATGAAAAATATCATTGAAACTGGCGGCAAGCTTGGGATGTCCACACGCGGGCTTGGATCAGTTAAAGCGAATGATAAAGGTTTACAAGAAGTACAAAGCGATTTCAAGCTTCTAACCGTTGATTGTGTCGTTGAACCTTCAGGTGCAGGATGTTGGGTTAATGGTATTATGGAAGGAACAGAATGGATTTTTGACGCTACAAAAGGCACTTATATGGAGAAAAACATAGAGGAATTAGCCGATGCCGTCAAGAAGATGTCCAATCGGGAACGACAAGAAACCCAGCTTATGTTGTTTCAATATTACTTGGATAATATCAATGAAGCTCTTGGAAAAAAAGAATATGCAAATATAGATGGAAAAATGGTGCGGCAATCAAGAGTTTTTTCTCCAGATCGGGCTATGTCAAGATTTTTTCCCAAAAATCTAACACGTCACAATGATTGGTTCGCCAGCACATGGAATCAACCAAACAAAGTTAGACAACGATCCCCAAAACTAGGTCTAAGCAAAAAGAAAATCTAAATAAACACATAGTATTCGTTCAGGAGTTGTAAATAAAAATGGCTAGAAAGAAAATGGTAAAAGAAGAATTAGTACAAGACGACGAAGTTCTTGATGATAATGAAATTGAGAATGAAGACGGTACAGTTGATGAAGATGAGGCTGCACAAAATGCTGCTAGTATTGCCATGAAGCCTTCTAATAAAATGGAAGCTATGCAAATGGCTGTAAATCTTATTGGTATTATGGATCAAAATGCAGCTATTAACTGTATTGATCAGATGCTTCAACTAATCGGTCAAGAAGCCCAAAACATTCCTGATGGTGCTGCGGCTCATAATGCCAGCACTCTAGTAATGAAACCTTCTTTTGCTTCAGCTACACAAGAAAGCATCAAAGAAGCCATTACAGAAATATTCGGCGGGGATAAAGAACTATCTGATGAATTCCGTCAGAAAGCAGAAACTATTTTTGAAGTTGCTCTTTCCACTCGCGTTGCTTTTGAGCGTGAGAAAATGAAAGAAGAGCTACAGGAAGCGGCCGACGCTCAAGTTGATGACGCTATCACAACGCTCACAGAACAACTAGATCAATATCTAGATTATATAACAGAAGCATGGGTTCAAGAAAACGAAGTTGCTATTGAATCAACTCTCAAATCTGAAATCACAGAAGAGTTGCTTCATGACCTGACTGACGTTCTACGCAATCATAACATTGATTTTCCTTCAGACAAAGTAGATGTCATTGAAGCTCTAGGAGAGAAAGTTGAAACTCTAGAAGCTCAACTTAATGACGCAATCAATCAGAATCTAGAACTCGCTGAACGCCTAGAAGCGTTTGATAAAGATGCTCTTATTGATGGCATGACAGAAGGTCTTGTTCTCACTCAAAAAGAAAAATTCAAGACTCTTGTTGAAGGTATTGAGTTTGAGAATCCAGAGTCTTTTGAGAAGAAATTACTTGTTGTAAAGAATAAGTATTTCCCAACAAAAGGTGATAAATCAACTGGTATTCTACAAGAAGACGTAATTGAGAATAATGATGATGAAGATAAAAAAGTTCTTGATCCAAAAATGAATTATTATGCCACAGCTTTATCCAAGATGATGAACAGATAAGTTTGTTGAAAAAGCAGAATTTCTAAATAAAACTAAGAAAGACCAATTAGGAGTTATAATAAATGTCTCAGAAGAGAATGTTAAATGAAATGGAACTACTGAAGCAAAAATGGGCTGGTATGCTTGATCATAAAGACATGCCAAAAATTCGCGACAATCACCGCGCGATTTGCACAGCGATCATGCTAGAAAATACTGAAATTGCTCTTAGCGAAGATCGGGTTCATCTTCCACCTCAACTAAGACTAGACGAAGCTGGCGTTGCCATGCCCGTCAACTTTATGGGTGGTTCTAGCTCTGATCCTTCTACAGGTGCGATTGACACTTTTGATCCTATTCTAATTTCAATGGTTCGGCGTTCTGCTCCTAATCTAGTCGCCTATGACATTGTTGGCGTTCAGCCAATGACTGGTCCTACTGGTCTTATTTTCGCAATGCGTTCTCGCTATAGCAACCAAACAGGTGGTGAGACTTTCTATAACGAAGTCAACACCATGTTTTCTTCTGTTCTAGCTGGTGCTAACACTCTTGGTGATAAGCATGTTGGTGGTTTACCCGGCAACTCAACATCTGTTTCTAACCTTGCTGCGACAGGCATCTATAACTACGGTTCTGCGATGTCAACAGCACAGGGCGAAGCATTGGGCACCGTTTCTAACGCTGATTTTGCTCAGATGGGTTTCAGCATTGAGAAAAATACCGTTACTGCCAGAACTCGTGCACTAGCTGCGGAATACACGCTAGAACTCGCACAAGACCTGAAAGCGGTTCATGGTATGGATGCTCGCGCTGAGCTTATCAATATTCTTTCAACCGAAATTCTCGCGGAAATCAACCGTGAAGTTGTTCGTACAGTCAACCTAGCAGCCACTATCGGTTGTCAGGAAGATACAACAACTGCTGGTTTCTTTGATCTTGATACCGACTCAAATGGCCGTTGGTCAGTTGAGAAGTGGAAAGGTCTAATGTATCAACTAGATCGTGAATGTAACGCTCTAGCGAAGTCTACCCGTAGAGGGAAAGGTAATATTGCTATTATGACTTCGGACGTAGCTTCTGCTTTGCAGGCGGCCCAGGTTCTTGATTACACGCCTGCTCTACAAAACAGCTTGAATCCAGACGATACAGGTTCTACATTTATTGGTGTTCTAAACGGAAAGATCAAGTGTTTCATTGACCCATATTCTACAGGTGGACAATATATCAACGTTGGCTATAAAGGACAATCAGCTTTTGATGCTGGACTCTTCTATTGCCCCTATGTTCCACTCCAGCTAATGAATGCGGTTCGTCCCGATTCATTCACACCTAGAATTGGTTTCAAAACCCGTTATGGTATGACTGCAAACCCATTCGCACAAGGTCTAACAGCTGGTGGCGGCACAATCGTAGTTGATTCTAACGTCTACTATCGGAAATTCCTAGTTACACATTTGATGTAA